TAAAAAGATGGCTTCCAATCTCTTTCCGGGATATACATATCTTTGTCTGTATCTATCTCTTTTCCGCAAAACGGACAAGGTTTTAATTTCTCCATTTTCATCCTCACTTTCCCCATGTGAGCAACTGACACGCTATTGTGCAGTGGTACATGATTAATTTATCCAAATGCTACCTGCCCGTTATTCTGCGGGATTCTTTAATACAATCCCTAACTCTTCTTTAATAGCGTCTACATAATCAATCCATTCTGCCAGACCGTCATTGATATAATCGGCAGCCCGGTCAAGTCCATTTCTGAATCTCTGACAGCGCTTCTCGCCAAAACCGAAATCATCATGCAGAACGGCGATCGATAATATTACAAATGAATCCGCTATAACCTCTTTTATCTTTTCTGACGCTTTATCAAGGTCTTTTACTGCCAGAGAGGTATGTATCCCGGTCACACCCCGGAACTTGCATTCCTGTTCGAGGGCTTCAATCCCGCCCTGTTTGACAATTCGTCTGGCAAGGTCAAGCCCGTCCTCCCTGCCCCGTTCATATTCACGCATTTTATTCATTGTGTTAGACCTCCACGCTTTTTTAGTTTTCCCATCCAACAGCCCTCCTTATCTTCTGAGTCAGAATGTCAAACTGTAAGAATAATTCTCTGTCCTTACATTTCCTTGCTTTTATGTCACAGTCGTAATCATTTATCTGATATTTTCCCTCCAACAGATCACCGTTATCCAGATATCTTTGAAAGACTCCTTTAGAAATCCCGAACCGTTCCAAAATCTCTATTCGGCTCATGCTGTCGACGAATGTACCATCTGTCGTAATAATATTGTAAAGTTTCATTTCGTCTCCTTACTTATCTTTCTTATTCCGTACCCAACCGGAGTATATGCCCTGTCGGTACTATGGTGGTTTGTCCTGAGCAGGTCATCATCAATCAACTGGTTAATATGTTTCCAGACCGTAGCTCTCCCGGCATCCACCCTTTCAGAAATCTCTGTAATCGACGGTGCATATCCAACCAGTTTAATATAACTGACGATATACATATAAATTTCTTTCCTGAGAGCCTGTCCCTGTTCGTATCTATTCTTTGTGTTGTACGGCATTTTGATTCTCCTTTTCCAATTCTTTTGCCTTATTAAACATCTTGGAAAGATAATTCGAATAAGCAACAAGCATGTGATCTACAAATCCATTTTTGTTATATTTTTCAGATACAACATGGATCTGTTCAACTACCTGCTGCCAGTATTCATCTTTTGCCTCAATTCCGGCAGTCTGGAGGACCAGTGCCGGAAAGTCAATCTGTAAAAACTTTATGGTGTTCGGTATCTGCTCATGCGTCACTCTCATACTTACGCACCTTCTTCTACCTCAAAACTCTGTTCAAGAAGTCGCTCGTTATCCTTGCTAAACGCCTTTATATAGCTCTGTTTTATCGGTCTGATAAAATGTATGCCGTTAGCTGATTTAGCCCGGGAAACAGCCACATAGAACTGTCCAGGATCCCAACAGCAAGGGTCAATGTTGATTTTTTCAAATGTCTGTCCCTGTGATTTATGAATGCTGATTGCCCAGGCAAGTTTTACCGGGAACTGAGAGAAAGAGCCTACTTTCTTACGGACAATCTTCTCTTTCACGATCTTCCGACCATCCTTTTCTTGTTCGGATTCCTCAATAACCTGTTTCTCAATGTCTTTATTGTATCTATATAAGCTAACTGTTTTGCCCTTATCAGTCTTGATAACCAGATAAGATTCTTCAAATTCTCCGTTTTCCACAATTTTCTGAATGATGCCAATCGTTCCATTAACGTAGTTTCCAGACAAATCATTGACTGTAATCATCACTTTTGCACCGATGTTAAGAATTAAGTCCTCTCTGGCAAATGCAATGTTCTTAATATCGGCAGATGTTAGCTCGCCGTCAACTGCTGCATGAAACACTTTTTCGGTCTTTTTATCCAACTTGCCAAGGAAAGTATTGTTAATTCTGTCAGCTTCTGCATTAGTGCCAACCAAGAACGGCGCTTCCGGTATAACTTTGTCTGATTCGTTGTTCTCCAGATATGCAATGGATTTTCTAATATTGTTGCCATATTTAATATCATTCAGCACATACTTAAATCCCTCATCATTCTGCCTGCATACCTCATCAAGTTTGATATATTCAAATCCCATTTCTTTCCAGTATTCAGACATGAAAGCATATCCATGTTCATACTTTCCACCCTTTCCATAATCAGATCCATACATCCGACAGAGAATTTTTCGATCGTCTGTCGTAATAACTGGCGGAAGCTGGTAGAAATCACCTATCACGATTAACTGAATGTCTTCTTTGTCCTCTCCGATCAGAAGTCTGTCAACTGCTCTCTCTTCATTCTCCGTGATGATCGTCTTTGCAATCATATTGAACAAATCGAACCGGCACATGCTGATTTCATCAATGATAAGAACATCTGCTTCTTTCAGAAGTTCAGCTCTGGATTTCACCTTTTTCTTATAGTCCTCAAATTTAATTGAAATATTCAATGCTCGGTGTACGGTAGTTGCCCCATATCCGATATTATCCGCTGCAATTCCAGTAGTGGCGGATACCAGAATATTTTTACCAGCTTTTTCCGCCTCATCGATGAACGTTTGGATAACCGTTGTCTTGCCTGTTCCTGCGTCACCTGTCAGAAAAACATTACTGCCAGACAGCATTGTATCTAATGCATATCTTTGCTTTTTATTGAGATCGTCTTTTTTCATTTTGTAACCACTCCTTGTAATAATTATGTTAACTGAATATTTTTGCAATATTCAGTTAATTTTGTTATAATAAATCTAATTGCATATACTTTTTAATTTTGTAACCCGTGTGTAACCGGCTTTTTTAATCCACTGGTTACGCCACAAACCCTTATTTTATGTGGGCTTCAGAGGTGTGTAACCGTGTAACCAATGTAACCAAGGTTTTTATATAGGAGAATCACTAGAGTATATGTTTTTTATACACTCTCAAACTTTCTCCTATAGGATGTTTTTTTTCGTGTTACAACGGTTACATGGTTACAAATTACGAAAACGGAACATTTGTTTCGGCATCAGCTGGCAGAAAACCAGTTTCAATAACCTCATTTTCTTGCTCGTTTTCAAGACTTTTTATATCAACAATCTTTACCGCAATAAGCCTCATTACACTTCCACCGTCTCTTTTTAGTACCGTATCTCTTTTTCCTGTGTGCTTGATTAACTCTCGATTAATCGCCCAGGCCGAAAAGGCTTTTCTGGAGAATCCATTGTTCTTCAAAAGGTTTTCAAGAGGTTTCGGATAAAAATATACATATACATCTCCATATTCATCTGGCGTTTCCTTGAATCCCCACTGATCACAGCTAAATTGCGCATCAAAGTGCTGTCCGTACACTGAGAGACTTTCAAGAATGAATTCATAGCATCTCTGACCTTCTGATACATCTTTCTTGCGTGTAGGTATGTCTACAACGTCCTCGACCGTCAGCTCACGTCCATCCTTAAATATGAAATCTGTAGCTAATTTGTCAGCCAGCAGAAGTGTAGATATTGCCATTACCTGCTTTGCTGGAAAGTCATATCCGTCAAAACCTTTCTCAATTTCGGCTTTCATTTCTTTCAGATCATCCGATGTGAACTGTTTGAGATTTCCAACGAACACTCTTCCAGCAAAGCCGTAGTTCTTCACGACAATGCCGTTAATCTCTGCTGGATTCTCGTAAATATCCTCACAACATTCAATTTCAATAATTCTGTTGATAGCTCCGCCGGAATCTGCAAATTCCGAAATAGGGTTCTCACCGTTGCAAATAGTCACATTACTCCATGTATTTTCCTTAGCTGCTCCGAGGTCCTTATTTGAACGTGCTTTTCCTTTGCCAGAACAGAGATTGTAAATCAATGTTTCGTAGTTATCCCGGATATACTGAGAAGCATTCTTCGAGTCGTCCAGAATCATCGGAAAGTTATTGAGCATATCTGCCCTTGTCTCCAATGATGTATCTGTTGAACGAAAATTCCCAACGTAGGCTCCCGGTGCCGGATTCCCCCAAACCGATGCCGCTATATTGATTGTTACCGTCTTTCCGCCTCCTGTCTGCCCATAGAAATCTACGATGAACGGTAGCGCATCAAGCGGCTGTATAAGAACACTCGCAAAAGATGCTGCCAGTGCTATTCGCGGTTCCAATCGTCCGCATGATCGTAGCTGCTTAGCCAGAGTCACCCACTTGAAGTAGTCTCCACTTTCCTGTATACTTTGGAATAGCGTTTTAAAGCGGTATTCACCGTCAAAAACGATTGAAAGGTCGTAAGGGACAAATGTATTACCATGCCACCCCAGTTTGCTTGTAGAGTGCTGTATGTCGATCATATCGGCATTGTACATTTCAACATCCGCCAGATACTTTACGAGAAGCCTTGCATTCTCTGAGTTGACCTGCACCCCGAACCTTGCAAGATTAGTTATTGCCCTGGAAGTCACAATGTCAATTTTTGGAACAGTTATTTCTGTCCAATATCCATCCCTTTTAAAAGCCACCGTGATCTGTTCCTCTCCTGTCTCGATGTTTTTTAGACGACGTATCGGCATGATCGGGTGGTGACATACAAGTTCTCTTGCCTTAGATGTTTCAGAGGAAAATATTCCGTTCTCTGTAGCTATCCAGCTACCACAAGCCATGTTAGGATATTCCTTATCAACAGAATCAGGATAAAAGTTTGTGATGTTTTCAACTAACTGCATAGAACGATTTACTTTTTCTTCTTTTTCCTTTTCCTGTTCTGCTTTCTGGAATTCCTTTATGAACTCTTCTGCTATATGCTTCGCTTTCACACTTTTTGCCCGGTCCATCAGCTTAAACTTGATTTCTGAGCGGTCAATTTTACTTTTTACTGAAAAAAGCTCTTCATACAACTGCTTTTCCATAAAGTCTTGTGCCTGTAAGTTTTCAATATTTTCAAGAATTTTTCTCACCTCCTGACTTAGCTGATAACATTTCGTATCTGCTTTTTTCTTTCTCAAGATTAAACTGGCACATATACCACTCTTCTGAATCAGGAGGGAACGTTTTTAGTGCTGTTTCGTACATAAGTATGTTCTTTTCTACCTGCTCAATCTCATTAGGATCCTGAACAGGGTTGTGTTTTTTTGATTTAATATCTCGCATTTCATGTCTGATCTGGTTGCGGCTTTTACCTTTTTTTGATATATAAGTGCCACCCAGCTCAATAAACGCCGTACTAAAAGGGACGGATTCGTATTGCATCACAAAATCAAACACATCACCGCCAGTTCCACAGCCGAAACAGTAAAAGGAATCATCGTAGATTTTGCAGGACGCTGACTTTTCCTTGTGAAAAGGGCAACATATAAATCCTGCTCTATTCGGCCTTAGCCCGTACCTGGAGAGAATTTCTGGCATTTTTACTGACTGTTTGATTTCTCCCTTAGTCATGACAGCAGCTCCACGATCCGCCGCCCAGTTTCTTCTTTCGTGCAGAATTCAAATCGGACTCCGTATCTATCTCTGATTGTGCAGAGAGATTTATACAACTGGCAGCCATCAACAGCCTTGTCAGAGATTACAGTCTTTACTTTTTTGCCGTTTATCGTCCTCCAGATAACTTTGTGTTTCCTTGGGTTCTCCCAAAAATACACATCGCCAACTGATTTAATATCTGGTCCATGCTCACATAGGATAATCAGCTGAATACCGGCTTCACGTGCCCTGATAAGTTCTGCCTTGAATCTTTCATGTTGTTGACAGACATTTCCACAAAGCTCTTGTAAATCCTTCTTACGGTCAATACAGAGCTTTGCGTTGTCAAGCGACTGATAATCTCCACAATATAACTTTGATCTGAAATACTGTACTCCAATGTCATCAAACTGTTTTTGAATCCGTTCCCATTCCTTTTTGTGTTCTCTTGTGTCCGCTTGTATAACCATTAAAAACACATCCTTTTAATTGAACGGAAGGACATCATCTGCCACGCTGTCTGGAATACTCATGAAGTCCGTACCTGACGGATTTGCTCCCATGATAGCTTCTTCTTTCAGATGATCGTCATAGGCTTTTGTGGTACGCTCTTCTGGGATATCTGCATCCTTAATTCCCTCAATACTTCGGAACCATGCAAGCTTGTGACGTTTTACTTCTTTGTTATCGTACCAGTCTTTTTCAAGACGGAAGATTCCACCGATCAGCTTTCCTTTAAACTGCTGCCCGAAGTTATCGCCCCACTTAACGGCAAATCCCGGATTTGATTTTTCTACGCATGTGATAAATGTTTTAAGGTTACGGACACCATAATCTACACCCTCATCAATAACCATGTAATTAGTACCTGCATTCGGATATTTCTTGTCTGGACGGATATCGTTCTCAAACTGTTTCATGAAATAGCCGGCCTGTTCGTCTCCTTCTGCGAAATCAAACAAGATAACGAGCATATCGAGTCCACCCTGTGTTTTTTTCTCTGATATCTGCTTAATTACCATCTTATGACCACCAAGCTTAATTGGTTCAAATTCTCCTGCTGCCTGTGTAGTATCATACGCTGTTGGTTTATTCATCTTTATTCTCTCCTTTTCCTAATTCGTAGTAATCTCTAATAACCTTGTCAACTTCTGCAAGGTCGTTATCAATAGTTAAGCTGTCAAACATCCCGATCGGGGACTTACTTACCGCTCCCTGACTGGACTGAGTGACAAATAAGTGCTTTCCACTCTCTTCGATGCATCGAAGAACGATAGTAAACATGCCCTCGATGCAAACTTTTTCGTCCAGAAGCTTACCAATTGTCTTAGGCTTTACTTCCCCTGAATCATCTTTTTCTTCATGCATCATAAGGTAAACAATTTTATTCTGCGGTACTTTTGTTACAATGAACTGAATAAGATTCCAGAAGTAGTCTCCGATATCATTGTACAGAGCGAACACTGCATTACCTTTTCCAGCAGAAGCGTGCCCCTTCATGAAATGATTCGTAATAAGATATCCTGCATCATCAATTACGATAGACTCTGCTTTTGATGCGATCAGGCACTTCATTACCTGCTGGTAATCATCTGTAAACCATCCGTCAATCTTTCCTTTAAACGGAAGCGGTTTATTCAATACTCTAATAAGATTCCAGTGTTCATTCTGGCAGTTCCTAAGACTGGTACTCTTGCCAGAACCAGATTTTCCAATAATTAATACGGGTGTTGCCATTGCTATTCCTCCTTGTCATAAACTACATGTTTACTGCCCTCGATAATCAGCAAACTTGCAATATCTTTCATTGATAAGGTTGATTCGTTATAAATTTCAACCAGTGCATTGTAAGCGTCTGTTGAAACTTTCACGACAGGGTTATCCTTATCAGTTGCCGGTTGTTTCTTTCTCGCCGGAATACGGATTTCAAATTCACTCACTGATACTTTCCTCCTTATATGATTTCTGAGCCGTTAAAATCCCATTTAGAGCCTGTACATAGCTTGCCAATGTTCTTGCTTTATATGATTCTTCAATGGGATTGTCCGGGACTGTAGCAAGCTGTATGTCGATTAATCTCAATACTTCTTGAATGCGTTCGTCCATACTTACACCGCCTTAAAGAAACAATAAAGGTTATCTGATGCATCCCCGAACTTCTCTCCGTCGATATCTTCGGCTTTGTGGTATTCCACATGGTCAAGAGACATGTCGCAGTTTTCATAATCCAGAATGTAATCACCTCTGGATTGAAGCTCTCTGAGCAGTTCATTAATACATCCTGCTATCTCCAGACTGGGAAGAAGTTTCATAATTGCTATCTGTTTACTCATTTGGACACTTCCCATCTATCAGAAGTTCTAACAAGAAAGCTTTGATTATTCTGAGGCTTTCACGACTTTCCTTCTCATAAAATGGGTTAAAAGATACGTTTTGGTACAAATCCCATTCAAATTTGTCTTTGAGAAGGAGAATATCTTCTTCCCTTTTAACCCCTCTTACTCCCAAACCGTAGCCCGAAAAATCAAAGGTGATATTTGCTGTCGGAACTTCGTTCACAACTCTTTTACAAAGTTCATAAATTTCATCAATCTCTTTCTCAAACATCTTCTTATCCTCCTTATTTCCTACTGCCAGTCTGTTTTCATCTGGCGCACCGCCCATGCTGCCGAGATACCGAAAAAGATGTTCAGCCAAATAGGTATATCTACATATTTCCCGGCAAGCATACAAACAGCAATTAGCATATACTCTTTCATTTTATTTCATTTCTCCTGCAATCCACGCAAGGTTGCTCGCTACCAGTGCGGCGGCTGTTACAATCCATGCGGTAAACCACTTTCTTGACTTTTTCTTACTTTCTTCGACAATTTCAGTCGCAAGTGCTACTTCGATGTCAGCCCATGTTGGCTGGCTTTCGCTTTTAATTTCACTCATATCGTGCTAATTTCTCCTTATTTTTTCTTATTTGTCTTTACAATTAGCAGATAGAGGCTTATAATTAACCTGTATCTACTAAGCGCGATTTAGTAGATGCAAGCTCCGGGGTGGAGGTTCCAGCTCCCTCCGGAGCACCTACTTATTAAGAGCAGCTTTGCCTTTCCAGACATGACCAGTTACTTCATAAACTTTCCTAGGGCTTATGATGTATGTAATTCGTCCACCGGAAAGGCTTTTTGCTGGCTTGTTATTCTGCACAGCCACTCCAATTGGCAACCATCCGTACACAATCCCTGCCCGGATTGCTGTTACAGGAAGTCCGATCAATTGGCTCGCGTCGGCTACGGTCAGAATTTCTGACGAGAATTCCGGCATCTGTGGAATGCCTGATATGATTCTCGCAACCTCTGCAGCGAACTGATGGACTTCTGCATTTTCTTTGATGTAAGTATCAACCTCGCTCATTTCATACTCCTTTCTTATTTTTTTAGAAAAATCTTTCGTCTTCCCATCAACCTATTGTATTTCCTTTCCCCTCTACCTATAATGCATTTACAGGCACCGACATGCTGAGTATAACGAAAGGGGAATTATATGGTTGAAACAATTACACGACTGTATCATTGCCACAAGATTCACAAACACGTGACTGTTTATGAAGAGTATGAGGTTTCTGATAGCGGTCGCCACCTACTGCGGTGCTCATGTCCATATCATCAATACACGGAAATGAAGCCGCGCTGTGATGGGTATAATGACCATGGTTTTCAATGTGGTTATGCAAAAAATCAATAACCAGGCTCACTAACTCATCTGGTCGCTCACTTGGCGATAGGTAACAGTAAAGCCGAAGGTCACATTTGCAACAGTCTCCACCAGATTCTTTGCAGTGCTGACTGACGGCTTTATTAAATTGTAATGCGTCCATTTATGCTCCTTTCTAATTCAATTTAATTGAAGTTATTTGGCACAAAAATAAAGTCCATAGGAATTCCAGAAAGCTCACTCATTTTTCTGAGCTGTGATAATGTCGGCTCTGTTTTTCCTTTTTCCCAATTAACTACAGTTGCATTGGAAATACCGAATATTTCAGCCCATTCTTTCTGATTGCATCCTGCGTTTACTCGAACAGCTTCTAATGAAATTTTTGGCATTTGCTCATCTCCTTTCTTAACTTCTGAGCTTATTATAATTCAACTGTATTGAATTGTCAACACCAAAATTCAAAATAATTGAATTAACTATTGAATTTTTTATAAATATGATGTACAATACAAAATGTAAGGAGGAAAAGAATCATGACGACCATGACAACTGAAGAGCAGAAAAAGATCTTCTCGAATAATCTTAATAAGTACATTTCAAGAAGTGGGAAACAGCAAAAGGAAATCGCTGAAGCCATTGGAACAAACGCATCTACATTTAATATGTGGTGCAAAGGCAATTCGATGCCGGGAACCGGAAAGATTAGAGCCTTAGCCGATTATTTCCGAATAAGAATGTCAGATTTGACAGATTTAAAAGAGAATCAAGACCCTGATATTGAATTTGGAGATGTAGTTACAAAAATCGAGCAGTCAGACCCTCGTTTCAAAAGAATAATTCTTGAATACGATAACCTGCCGCCCGATAAAAAAGATTTGTTATGTGATTTTTTTGAGAAGTTTATTTTCTAAAACACAAGGGTAGGAATCATTTTCCTGCCCTTTCTTCCTTATAAGCCCTTTTTACACACCCGTAAATAAATTTTATCATTGATTCACTATGTATTTTCTGTATCATCTCAATAATCTCTTTCTTATAATCCATAATAACCCTCCCTGTCATAACTACCACCTACACTACAGTATATGTTCGGCTGTGGGAAATAGAACCGAACATTAGTTCGTTTTTGCTATTATACCATCTATTCCGACTCTTGGCAACTGCCAATGATATACATGAACTCTCACTATTTTATAGAAAAAAACATTTCTTTTTCATCTAAATCACTCTATTTCGTTCTAAATCTTTACAATATGCTCTTAAAATGATAAAATAAAAATACCACATATAACCGTACTTTACATAATGTTGCAAAATCAGCGGTACAAAATACATAATCCGCATAAAAAGTGCGAAGCGTGGCGAATAAAGCTATTAGGAGGAGCAATTCTATGAGCAAGAAAAAAGGTGGAAAACTTAAATGGGTAGTTTTAGCGGTTGTCGCCGTTGGTGTTATCGGTGCCGTTGGCGGAAATTCGGATTCAGGTACTACATCCACTTCCAGCACATCTGCAAAGACGGAATCTACAAAAGAAGTTGATACACCTACACCAATTGAATATACAGCCGTATCAGTCAATGATATGATGTCTGATCTTGACAGTAATGCAATGGGTGCATCTGATAAATACAAAGGCAAACATCTTGAGATCACCGGAAAGCTCAGTAACATTGATGCAGCCGGAAAATATATTGACCTTATGGCTGATGGAGATTTTGAGATTATTGGAGTCCAGTGTTACATCAAGAGCGACGATCAAAAATCTAAAATAGCATCTATGTCAAAGGGCGACACCGTTACTTTAAAAGGAAAATGCACAGACGTTGGAGAAGTTCTTGGATATTCTCTTGATATTGAAGAAATAGAATAAAATAAAAACCGCCCCGGCATTGGCGTACCGGGACGGCGTTTATACATCTCCGAAGAAATGTAATATTCTGGCAAACATATTGTATCATCTTCGGAGCAGTCGAACAACCCAGAAAATTTGTTCGGCTGTTATTTTTATACCTAAAGCAGCTACATAAAGAAAAGAGGAATAAAAATGGCGAAGAAAAGAAAGAAATATCCAAAGTTGCCAAATAACTTCGGCTCTATCCGGTACCTTGGCAAGAACCGGAGAAACTGTTTCGCAGTGCATCCACCAGCTACACCGGACGATACTGGCAAGCTAAAACGTCCGCCGGCGATCTGCTACGTGGATGACTGGATAAAAGGCTTTACTGTCCTGACAGCTTACAAAGCCGGCACGTATCAACCAGGCATGGAGCGGACTCTTGAGGTATCCCCCACAACCGACATAGACACTCTTATAAGCCGCTTGATTGCCGACTACAATACAATCAAGGGTGTAGAGGATAAGCACCCGGAAATCAAGAAATTGACGTTCTCAGAGGTATATAAACAGTTTTATGCGTGGAAGTTCCCAAATGGGACAAAACTGTCATACAGTTCAAAGGAAGCATATCGGACGGCTTACACGAACTGCACCGTTCTGCACAATCGCATATTCGAAGATTTAAAGGCTCCTGATATGCAAAAGGTTATTGATGATTGCAAGCTGAAAAAGCAAAGCCAGATGGCTATTTTAACTCTATTCAAGCAGATGTACAAATATGCCGTATACTCAGAAATCGTAACGGAAAATAAGGCGTTATATGTCCATGTCAATGCTGATAATGACACCGAACATGGAACGCCATTTTCTGATCAGGAGATGCAAGTGTTGTGGAATAATACCGACGATCCAGAAGTGCAGCTCATTCTTATCATGTGCTATTCTGGATGGCGAATTGGTGAAGTGCTAAAACTCACAACTAACTTGGAAGAAAAATACTTTCAAGGCGGCATTAAAACAAAAGCCGGTAAAAACAGAATTGTCCCGATACATCCTGCCGTATATCATTTTGTCGAACAGAAAGTACTGACACAAGATGGAAAATTATGCGTGTATACTCAGCAGCATCACAGAAAAGCATTGTTCTATCCTACACTGGAACGTTTGGGAATAGTCGGAAATCCGAAACACACGCCGCACGATTGTCGACATACCTTTTCTGCGCTGTGTGAAAAATACGGTGTCCGGGAGAATGACCGAAAGCGAATGCTCGGCCACTCTTTTGGTGGAGATGTTACAAACGCTGTGTACGGCCACAGAACACTGGAAGAACTCCGGACAGAAATAGAAAAGATAAAAGTTCCATTTGTGACTAACTGTGACTAACGGAACCCATTTTAATCTTTCTAAAACAACCGAAATATCATTATCGAAATGCCGGAAACCCTATTAAAATCAACGTTTTCAGCGATTTTGCAAGGATTTCCTTCATTTCATTTTCATTATTCTAATTTTATTAATTGTGACCAACAAATAGAATTTAGAAAATTGCGCAAATGCCCATAAATACAGTGTTTTTGGCACTATTATATTAGGAAACAATATTTTTATTTGTGACTAACGTGTGACTAACGATAACAGTCTAAAACTTCCGAAATGATACAAAATATGTTTAAAGATAAAACTCCCGGGGTAATTCCCCGGGAAAATCATTTAGAAATTTCTGTGATTCTGGTGAATGCTCCTTTTGGAACAAATTCAAAAACAAACCCTTCTGCCGGATGCGGGATGCGGATAAAATACCATTTCAGCCCTGAACTGTCAGTTTCTGTGTACTTCATCACCTCTACAACTGCACCTTTTTTCAGTTTTGGAAACAGCTTTGACGGGCTGTTTTTGTTTGATTTTGTATAGCATTTTGTGTCCTTTTTGATCTGTGCAATATAGGCTCTGGTGTTCTGCTTTTTGGTTGTATCTGAGTCTGAAACTGACGTTGTATTTTTAACTAAACTGTAATTTGGAGTACAGAATTTTGTTCCGGGAAGGTTGCTGTTGTAGTAACTTTTCTGACATACACCACCACCATTTGCGATAATTGTAGAGCCACCAGAAGTGTTTCCTTCGACTGTCCAGAACCGATCTCCTGATACCTTTATTACGATTCCGGTGTGTGTAAATGTACCGTTTCTGTAGAAAATAACAATGTCTCCGACTTTTGGATTACTGTTCAAAGTAAACAAATCCGCCATTGTCGGGCAGTAAACGTATGGCCAGTGCTTCAAAAGTTTCTTTGCTGTGTCTAATCCGAATGCTTTCATCATACACCACGAAACGAATGCAGCACACCATGGTTGTCCTTGATAATCCGGCTTAATATCTCGCCAGTATTTTGTGTAATTATTTTCTCCGGCATTTGCTGTCTTACTATCAAGCTGACTATTACTTGCCTTTTCAAGATATCCGATTTCATTCTTTGCGATTTGGATTAATTTATCAATTGCGTTCATGCCTGTCTCCTCACTTTCTGGAAAATATGTTTTCAGCGCATTATAAACAAATCTCTGTCTGCTCTTATATGCCCCGACTTGATTTCCTGTGTCCGTCTGGCAGGCTGCATAGAGACTGTCCAATGTATATGATTTCTGGGCCTTTGCCAGAATCCTCGTTACTGCCCTTTGTCCACCTTGGTGCCTAAAGTTCACGCACATAGCTTGTGCTCTGGCGTCAGTAACGCCCTGTTTAAAGGCTTCTTCTGCATAGGTGGCTAATTGTTCATCCATAAGGCTATCTTGGCATTTAACGCCTAAATCGGACGAAATAAGAGCAACTATAACATCTGCGAGCTGTGATACCCTGGAAATATTAAAACATTCCCAGTTTGCGGTCTGGACCTGCTCCAAAAGTCTGACCTTGTCTATCTTCTCCCACTGTTCCGGGTCAGCATCGTAAATTCGTTCCAGAAGTGTTTTTGCTTCGATTCCGTACCACTGACCTGCCCCGATTGTAATTGCGTGTTCTTCAGAAGAATTGGTGTAGGCTTCCGTAAAGTCCGAATAATCCTGCTGTCCATAAACCTGTCCACCGGTTTCAACTGCGTAAATAATCTTCCTAAGAACTACTTTTTGATTATTTGTCATACGAAAACCCTCCTAAATTTTGCCTGCACATATTGCGTTTACTGTGGTAAACTTGCTCTTTCCACTGTCCCATCTTCATTCAGTACGTAGCCATCCTTTTGAAGTCTTTCAATTACCTTCTTATTCCACAACTCAGGAACATCTGTCCATTTTTTTAGCCCATTGATTACTCGCTCTTCGAAAAATTTAACCATTATTCTTACCTCCGATTGTTGCAACTAATGTAGCCAGTTCGTCCAAAGCCGAATCATGCGTTGATACAAGTTCAGCCAGACCGTCGATACCATCACCATTAATTAGAATCTTGCGATTAGATTCCGCATTAAGCATCCGCATCACAATGTCTAACTTTTCAGACATCTCATTCAGCCTGTTTGAAACTCGATTGATGGCTTTGTAGATGTTCACAATTTCTTTTTTATCCACAATTATCATCTCCTTTGATTGATTGAATATAATACCGCAAATCCTTTTAACCGCCTTACGGCGGTAGATGGGATTTGCTAGGATTTTAGATACATAAGCAAGGGGCAATGCCATAAGCGCCACTGGCATAGTCGGTGATCGCACTCCCGTCTAAGTTCACATAACAGAAGGAATTGCTGTTGCTAGAGCGAGGCGAACGTGTCCAATACTGGCCAGATACATAGGCACTACTATAACGTGGTTTCTTATATCTGTTTGCAGTCGCATTCTTGAAATATTGATACTGTTTTCCTTCTCCTGCAAAAGAATGCGTTGTACTGCCAAAAATCTCAATTTCAGAAGGTAAAAACGCATAGTCGTTAGATGTTTTAATTGTGTTACTTTGGCTACCTTCCGAAGTCAGTTTTCTAACTTGTTTCATCATATTCTGAATATAAGTAGGTAAACATTTCTTGTACACATTATTGCACCATGTACGCCTATCGCAGTACCCCCAACCACCGCTATTCGTGTTTGAACTGTTCATATAACCACATTCATGTGATGTATCATAAGAACTATTATATTCTGTCGTAGTGTCTAAATACAGCATACGTTCTGTCTGAATTGTAATAGCAGCTTTGGTCTTGCCATTGATAGCAGTCACTAAATCATCATGTTCGATTCCGATAATTACATAAATGTAATCATTCGCTTTGTGCGACTCACTTACGCCCGTTGCAGCCATTGCGTTGTGATGGATTGTTCTCTTGTCACCAACCGCCCAATAATCACCAATGTTGATTTTACCTGCGTAATGTGCTTCAATCATCTTTTCAATTTCCGCATCTGTTCCATCAGCAAATGCGACAATCTTTAAATCCTCTGGCTCTCCGAGGAGTCTGTTTCCTGCATCGTAGTTGTATACGCCATCGGTAGAATATGGGAACAGTGCGAAGTAATATTTCTTGCCATTTGTCAGCCCTGTGACTGTATATCCTGCGGTTTTGTATTTGTCACGAACTGTATTATCAACCACAAGCGTTCCGTCATCTGGGTTTGCAGGATAACCTGTTTTTTTCATTACAAGTTTTGTACCAGCCCATGTAGAGAATGTTGAACCATTGATTACTGTGTTTTCAGGGTCTTGCCACTTGATCGTGACAGATGCGTTTGCGTTCTCAATACTTGGATTGTTTACGGGTTTGGGAGTGACGGTTGTGCCACCGCCTTTTGCGTGGAGTGTTCCGTCTGCATCTATGAATGTTGTCTTGCCATCAGGTTTGACCTTACCAAGAGTTTCGGTTGTAGCAATCGGGACAGTCGCATCACTTCCTTTGTCTCCCTTAGGACCTTTGATGTTTACTGTTTCAGGATTGGCAACTCCATCAGCATTACTCCAGCTCAAATTTCCGTCGGTGTCTACGTCTGGCACGAATGTAGTGCCCTTGTCTCCTTTAGGCCCGGCATCTCCAGTCTCTCCCTTTTCTCCTTGTGGTCCAACATCTCCTTTTGCGCCTGTATCACCTTTCGGCCCGGTAATATTTACTGTCTGGGGGTTTTCAAGTCCTCCGTCATTACTCCAGCTTATATTTCCTTTGCTGTCTACAACAGGAGTAAATGTGATTCCTCGCGCGCCAGTATCTCCCTGCTCACCTTTTGGGCCAACTGGGCCTTGTTCACCTTGCGGCCCAGTATCGCCTTTTAGACCCTGCGCTCCTTGCTCTCCTTTTTCTCCTGGGTCTCCTTTTATGCCCTGCGGCCCTGGGTCACCCTTTGGCCCTTGCGGACCAACTGGTCCCTGTGGACCTTGCGGCCCTTGAATCTTGCCAGCATTGTTCCAATTCGTGCCGTCAAAAACCCACATTTCTCCATTTATTAAATACGCGTCGTTCTTCTCTGCACTCAGGGGGAGGTCTGCCTCAGATTCTTTTGTGCCAAGGATATTAAGAGATGTTCCATCATTTCCTTGCTCACCTTTTTCTCCTCGTGGACCCTGCGGACCCACTGGTCCGACATCTCCTTTATCACCTTTTGGACCCTGCGGCCCTTGAGGCCCTATAATATTTCCAACATTTTCACTATCGCCATCTGAAAATGTTATTGTCAAATTTCCATTTGTGTCGATACTAACCGCCGTGATAGAGATGCCCCTTAGCGATTCTTTCTGCTCAGGTGTCAGCGATTCAAATGCTACGGTGCCATCCACGCCCTTTTCTCCCGGGTCACCTTTATCTCCTTTTTCACCTTTTGGACCCTGTGGACCAGCAGGACCCTCTGCGCCTTTTTCTCCTCGCTCTCCTTTTTCACCTTTGGGTCCTTGTGGACCAACAAATTCTCCGGCATTAACCATCTCTGAAATATCCTCAATGGAACACAACCGTCTTACATCATTAGCTGCAAACGCAATGTATAAGGCTTTACCGGATGGAACGGACGGGTCATTACCAAGGATTGCAACAGGTTCCCCCGGGCGAATTTTTGACGTGTCAAAATCAGTGTACATGCCGCGCCGGAATTGTATAGTATATGTATCAGCCATATTAGACTTACCTCCTTATGAAAGGAAATTATTTTTTATGTAATCCTTTACGGAATCAAGATTTTTTTGCACATTGTCATCCATTACAAGGAAATTGCCCTTATTGTTCTGGCTAATGATACTTCCTGTGTTTTCGTCTACTTCTGAATAGGTATAAGCAATTCGACTTCCTTCTCCAGTGCTAAGATTCATAAAACTTGTTAAAATCTTCTTCATGATATTACCTCCATTTGATTGATAATGTTTAATCTGTCGTTAATAAGCTCTGATTCATAATCTGGTTCCGAGACCTCTGCTTCTTCTGACTCATAATTTGGTTCCGGGATTTCTATATCTCTTGCGTCTGTATAAGCCGTATCTCCCGGATCGGTAAATCGCATATGCTCATATTCGGCTTGTCTTGCTTTGATTTCGAACGAAAATTTAAGTCCCGGAGTTCCTTTTACGATAAAATAATTTTGCTCTTTCTCAGCTATCCAGCAGTTGCCCTCTCCTTCTCTTTGCAAGAACACATAATATTTAATGCCGACATTTGCAGATTCTTGAAAGATATCATCTATGTCAATCATGCAAGTCCCGTCATCCGATATTACAGATTCGCCGATATCTCCAAAAAATGGGGTTGGTATTTCATAGCAGTAAAAGAGCTGTTCATCATAGTCTGCCGTCGAAACTGATCTTGATTTTGTCCCACTTACTTTCAATTTCCCTCTGATAGAAGCATCCGCGAGGTCCGTTCCTGTTCCGACGCTGTAGAAATGACCACTGGCTTCTACATGTGTACCCGCTGTAACTTTTTTTGATGTTGAAACACTGTCAGCCGAAACACTAGTACCAACCGAGACCGAACTTGCATGTACAGTTCCTGTATAAAGATTGATTCCTCTAATTCGCGTTCCATACAACGTCCCGTACCCCGGCACATATACTCCTGTATTCGTCTCTGAATAAATCTCTCCAGTTGAAGCATCTAGCGTTACTTCTCCATACGTGCCACTTGCTGAAAGCTTTTTAAGTCCAACTTCCCATCCTGCTAATTCACCCGTGTTAATATAATCGGCATTCATGTACACATTACCATTTGATAGATACAGACCTTTATTACTACTGTTATCGCTTAGCACATCAATAATCTCTTGCTTAGACATTTTTCCTATATCGAGAGCACCAAGTGCTTTGTCTGTATATTGATTCGCATTCGATAACGCCGTTGAAGCCTTATCTTCAGCAACGCTATATATTGTATCGCCGTTTGTTAACGCAAATGTATTAGGTCTGAGCGTAACATTTCCGTAGTTATCAATCGCAAATGTTGATGTTCCAGAACTGTTTGTAACGTTGATGTTCTTCAGATTAATCAAATCAGCTGAAATCTGGCCGGACTTAATATAGGAAGCATTCATATACAGATGTCCGTTCTGCATATAAATTCCCTCTTGTTTACCATTGTCTGTCAGAGCGTTAAAAACTCTTTCAAAATTGACAATTTTTTCAGCATCCAGTTCCCGCCAAGTACCATCAGCCCCAGAAAACATATATACCTGACTTGTAGAGAAGTTCATGAAAATCGAGCCGTCATACTTTTCATATTCTTCACTTTTCCACTTAGATGCCGGATAGTTCTGCAATGTTGGTGTATACGTGCCATAATAGTTCGGGATAGTCACATTACGAGCTGTCTCATCCACAACGTCCTTGGCGATCTGTTCAATAGTTCTACTTTTTAGCGTAAAGTTTTCGACTTCTAACGTGACAGCGCCTGTGTCGGCATCTATTCCTAATGTCGTATTCCCGTTATTGTCTTTCGCTGTGAAGCCTCTTGTGTTAATCCATTCTGACTGGATGCCAATTGCGTAGAGGATGTTCAGTACAGCATCGCCATTGCTGTCAAATCCGGCTTTCCAAGTCTGACCACCGTCTATGGATAAGAAGAATCCGTCAACACTCGTCTTATAAATTACTTTAGAATCAGCAAGTGTAGGTTTATCATGCCGGTACGTAATTACGGAACCATCTTCTTGCACTTCCTCTGTATAGAAGAAGCCCAGCGTGTTTGCTGCAAGCTCATTCATTTGTTTGAACTTTACGTCATAGGCAGACAGCTTTTTCTCTGCGTCTTTTTTCGCTTGTTCTATCGCTGCCTGCTGTTCACCAATAAACTCGCTTGCATCTTCTTCGGCACTCTTTGCGCTACAGCTCCATGATGTTGAGCCGCCAAACACAAATTCTACATTAGTTGCAAATGATCTAAAAACACGATTTTTAGTGTCGATAAATTCGACTGGGTCTCCGAAAGTGGCGTATCCGTTGGCAATTCCGTCACATGAGAAAGGACGCATTCGCAAACCGATTAATTGATTTCCAATAGCTTCGACTCCTGCCTGTGCATTTCCTGACAGTAGCTGATTATCAATAGTAAGTACATAGCCGTCCTGACCCGACATATATTCAATCTCGTCCTCTACGTACTTAACGCCTGTTACAATAACATCGTCTACATCATATTGTAGATTTTGAATCGAAAATAACGCGTGATAATCGTTATTGCTTAACGTACCACCATCAATCACAGTCCCTGTCGTCCACGGATTAAGCGCGCCACCATCCAGATTATCGCCACCTGTCCAATTTTTTACTGTTCCGCCATCGTAAATAGTCGTATTGGTAAATGTCTTATCAAACGTAATAATCCTAAGTAAGTCATTTTCGTCGATTCTTGCATTTCCGCCGGCTATCCCGGCACACATTCCGATTACCGTACGATACGTTATGCTAGATGGTGCTTGCCGAATTTGAAAGTTTGAGTTCGGGAACATTGCATCTCCAAGAGTGATTCCACATTGCTGACAGCATTCTGAGAGCAGCTCTTTGACTGTACAAGGAAAAGACAGGTTAGAATCATATGTCTTATCGGCGTTGTGCATTTTATCTAAGAGAGAAAGACTTATTTCACTCGCTGTTGCAGGCTTTTTCGATACAATATAAGTACCTCTCTTTATAGTTTCTATCCTGTCGGATAACTGCACATTGAGAAAGATAACAAACCTTGCGGCATTAAAATTATATCCGTCAAAGTGCCCGTCATCATTTACTAATGATAAGCTTGCCGTTTTTTCGATTGCCACGCCCACTGGGAAGTCCCCAGAATCTGCTGAATCTACGAGACTATTTCCAGACAAGTAAAAGTCTTTTTTGCCTAATTTAAGAGTTGTACCATTTGACAATGTAACATTTGCTGTCACGTAATAATTTCTGTTTATAAGAGATTCTTTTTTTAACTGAGTAGATACATTTATCAAATCGGCTCAATCCTCCTTACATTAATAGACAAATCCGTCCACTTTTCTTCCCCATCTTTCAGAGTTTGCGCAGCCATGTTGAAATTTGATGCGTAGAATGTTCTGTCTACCCATCTTCCCGGAATAGTTGGGTCTTTGTGGTGGAATGTGAATTGACTTTTGTTAAGTACAGTATTTAGTATGGTTGCTATTTCAGCCCACGTAAGTTCACCCCATTGCATGTCATACCCGCCAATTGTCCCCATTGGTGTATTATGCATAATCAAATCCTGACTTCTTTTAGAGTCTTCCGTAGAAGTGGTTGCGAACACCGGCTTATAACTGTCCGGTGCTCTTATAACAACATTGTCTATTTTAAACTGTTCCTGCGCCATATTCTTCTCCTTATGCTAACTCAAATGGGTTCTTCCCGTTCCGGTTTCTTCTCATTTCAGCTTCACTGATAATAATATCTAACAGTTTTCTGCCAGATGCATTAACTGTAACATTGTAGGTATTTCCATCTCCCTGCCCTTTTCCTGACTCTTCCCGGACGATCTGCCGTAATAAGCTTTCCGGTGCTTCCAGGTTATTTCCTTTCTTCTGGTCACCTAATACCGCAAGGAATTCTGACCTTGGCGGAATAACTGCACCACTGGCCAGATATGGGATAGTTCCGATACGTGGAAATGTTGCATGAAATCCAATAGTCTTTGAGCCAAACGGTGTTGGAACAGTCCATGGCCCAAAGGAAAATGCAGATTCAATTCCGCCAATTGCATTATTAATCATCCCAACTGCATTATTAACAATGCTAATTGCCTGATTAATCGGAGCTTTAATAAAATTTACAATGCCTTCAAATGCAGATCTGACTGCATCTCTGGCGGCGTTAAACTTATTAGTGATAGCATTTTTTATCACTTCTACTTTATTGGAAACAAATGTAGTTACGTTTTCCCATGTTTGAGACGTCTTGTTCTTTACGCTGTCCCATACGCCTACAACTTTAGTTTTAATTGCATTAAATACTGTGCTGGCTGTGGATTTAAGAGAGTTCCAAAGGCCAGAAAGGGTCTTTTTAATTGCGTTCCAGATTGTTGAAGTTAATGCCTTAATCGCATTCCAAGCAGTACTTATAATGCTCTTTATTATACTCAGTGCGCCTTTCGTCACAGTTTTAATTACGTCCCATGTGCCAGTTATAATATCCTTAATAAGGCTCCATACTCCATCCGCAATCTCTTTTATTCCCTGCCAAGCCAGTTCCCAGTCTCCAGTGAAAACGCCAACAAGAAAATCAATAATTCCGCTCAGCGTATCTGCTACGTCGCCAATTATTTTAATCAATGATTTTATAACTTTTATTGCTACGGTGCCTACAACGTTAATTATTTCTGCCACGACCGGAAGCAAATTCGCGATTATCCAGTTAATCAAAGGTACTAACACCGACTCCCACAGAAGTTTCAGAGAATCAATGAGTTTTCCGAGGAATGTTTCTATCTTTAAAATCGCGTCCCCTAATGGTCCCTCTAACAACCCTTTAATTTGCTCTGCCAGTCCTTGTAGCACCGGAAGAATGTATGTGTTATATCCGGTTATCAGAGTTTCAAATATGCTTGATAGTCCATCTGCTATAGAATCAAAGAGCGGCTTTACGTGTTCATCGTATAACCTTGATATTGCGTCGCTAAGGTTTTGAACAACTGTTAAGACCCCACTTGTTACAGTTTCTATTACTCCGAGGTTACCCTCGATTGCGGACTTTAAAATGTCCTTGTTGTCGATAAAAGGCTGTGCAATCATGTTAAGGATATCTCTGCCAAGTTTTGCAGCCGTTTCCGTAAGAACCATTCCGATTTCAGCAAAGATTCCGATTAAATTAGCAGTAATCTGCTGCGCAGTTTCTTCGCCGAAAACTGAGAAAACATCAGCAAAAGCAACTGCAAGGTTTCCGCCTATTTGTGCAATTTCAGAGCCGATATTGAACATATCTATCAGATAGTTCTTTATCCTTTGCGTGTTCTGCTTTAAAAACTTTTCGATTCCGCCTATAATGTTTTGCGCAATTGTCAATCCGATTCTGGCAAATGAGCCGGCAACTTGTCCAATTGCATATGCAAATGAATCTAAGAAATTATTTGCTGCTTTGGTAACTTCTGGGTCAGTGAAGATATCCTTTAAAGATTTCCATATGGAATCGAGATCTTTCTTTATTCCGTCAAAAATTGGCTCATAATCTCCTAATCCATCCCAGAATCCTTTTGCAACCAATTTAGCTAATTCTTTAAATCTGTTGATTATCTTATTTAACGGCTTTAACATCTTATCAAGAACTGTCTCACCCTTTGCCATTTTTCCGTAATCAACATTTTGTACAGCATCTTTCATCTGATCTGCAAGTCCACCAGTCGCACTCGGCGTTTTTGACGATGAATCCGTACTTTTATCCGTTGAGTAATTATTTATTTCATCCAGTGGGCTGAGATACCCCTTTGCTGCCTTAGTAGCTTTCTTAGTTGCGTCCGCTGTATCATTTGTTGCATCCGCCAGCTTTTCGGCATTGTCGGCTGCATTTCCATATTGATCTGCCGTATCAGCTATTGCATCTGTCCCGGCAAGACCTGCACCACTCGCGCCTGTTTGGCCAGATGATTTCTTTCCAGTGATTAACTCCGTAAATGACTTGAAGGCATTTGCCAGAGTTGCTAACTTGCCGAGCAAGATATTAATAACTTTCAGAACAGGCGTGAAAATATTAATCAATCCCTGTCCGACTGTTGCCTTGAGAGATTGCAGCTGCAACTGCATCACTCGCACTTGATTCGCCCATGAGTCAGATGTTCGGATGAAATCACCAGATGCAGCCGACAACTGTTTCTGTACAAAAGCTAAGCGGAGAGCTACTTTCTCCTGCTCGGTCATTTCAGACGTGGTTTTGCCGTAGCCATTAGCCAGTGCATACTGGTCAAGTGCCGACTGGGTCATTACCACGCCGAGGTCCTTGAGTGTCTCCGTTTCGCCCGTAAACACTGATTTTAGCTTGATATAAGCCAAGTCCTGACTAATGTTGTAGAATGATGCCACATCACCAGTTAACTGCGTCAGAGCCGTTGACATATCGTAAGCCTGTGCTTCTGAGAATCCGAACGACTTAGACATTGCTCCGAACGTACCAACATACTGTTTTGCCATCGTCTCTGACAGCCCGGCTGAGGTCATAGCGTTCTTTGCGAATTCATTAACCTTATCCGACATGGTGGTAAATGTGACATCGACCACGTTCTGCACTTCTGACAGATTAGAACCAAGTTCTACACACTCTTTTCCAAACTGGGTCAATTTTCCAATTGCGAATGCTCCGCCAATCAGTATGCCTATTTTTTTTACTACGCTGCCAAGTCCGTTAAAAGACTGTCTGATTGCTGATACACCGTTTTGCACGCCTGATGTGTCCATTCTGGTATCAATAATGACTGAGCCATCAGCAGCCATGCGTCCACCTCCTAACTATTTGAGGCTCAACATCTCATTCAGCTTATCTTTATAAGCTTGCTCCTCGTCGCTGAGACGTGTTTTTATGTCAATAATATTCCTGTTTTCCTGATAGAATTTCTTTTCCCATTTATCGAGTTTTTCACCCTTTGCTTTTTTTGAACGGATTCCAACGACCGTGTTGAACAAGCACTCGCCAGACTCCATAAAGTATCCGAAAAACGTCCACCAGTGCATATAAGGCACTGCTCTGATTTCTTTTCCAGCAACCTTGTTTACTGCCGGTACGATCATATCTCCGTCCTGTTCCCAATCCATCAAACGGGGCTTTGGCCTGTTCGGGTTGTCATCAGCCTGTCCGCAGTCAATAAATTCACATGCTTTCTGACAGGCTTCAGATAAGTGCTCTGGCGGTATATTCTGCCAATCCTCGAACAAGATCTGTAACATGACTACTGCTTTTGCCTGCTCGTCTAATTCCGGGTCATTCATGGCAATGAGAATATCAATAATCGCACGAAAATCTGTTCTAATATAAAAATCCACCCCACTGATGTTGAGTGAGGTGGGAAGCTCATAGGCGGTCATTTTGTATACTTCTCCGTGTACCTATTGACCACTTCCTGCATTTTTTTCTTTCTTTTTTCAATTTCCGGTGTAAGTGCTTCATTGATTTTGTCCAGAACGATATAGGCGAACACCTGACCATTTCCAAAAACAGTTGTTGCTGTGATTGGTTCTTTAAATAAATCCTTAGCTGCTTCGTATCCGAGCATATAATTGATTTTATCCTCAATCTGTCTATTAATCTCCGCCATCTCTTTGCTAGAAGAAACATTTTTAACAGATTCCTGAGCCTGTTCAAAGAAAGTTTCCAATTCTTCCGCTCTTGCTGCAACGTTAATGTCGGTAGGGTTCAGTTTGAATGAGGAGAACACTTCGCCCTGCTTGTTTGTGAATGTGAAAAGAAGAAATCCATCATCAATATTTGTGTTAATTGTTTTTGCCATTTTCTACGTCCTCCTAAAAATTATTCGCTGTCAGCTGTAAATGAGCCGGAAGTAATGTCAAATTTACCTTTGACGCGCTCTCCAACGTAATTAACTGTGAACGGAATCTGATAGCCGGATGTATCACCGCCGTAGGAAGTCGGCACAACATGGCAATCCTGCTTGTATGCTTCGTATTTACCGGCTGTTGCTTCTTTCCAGAGATGTACTTCAACTGCACTTGTTTTCAGATTATCATCTTTAAGACGTTCGTCCACAATCTGCTGAAGCTTTTCGAACAGATCAGACGTGGTATCTGCATAGAATGGATCGGCATCAGAAGAAGCTTCGTAGCCATTATGCTTAAATGTGGATTCTCCAAGAATATTCTTAGATGTTTCAGTATCCGGATTGAGGTCAATATTGTACTCTTCCAGATCTTTTCCAAGGCGCTCATATTTTGGTGTCAGTCCTCCACAAAGAGAACCAGAATCAATGTAATGAGCCATATATTTACGGTCTATTTTTCCTGTAACTGGCATAGAAATGTCCTTTCTGCCTATAACTTTTAAAAGGCTGTGTAGGTTAGCGACTATCTCCAATTGATAGCCGGTTGTTACGTTATATTACTTCATAAGTGTTTTCGTAGCGTACTGACAATGGCAATAGCCAATCTTGTACACCACTCTCCTGTGGCTCTAAACCATAGGAATTATCACGTGTGATACGTTTTATTACTCTTCCTTGTGAAAGCTCTGGAAAAGCAGATAAGCGTGTCTCAGCGCCATTTATGACAACTGGTTCTCGACATATCCATTTACCGAGATTGTCCAGAAACTTCTGAACAGATAACTTCTGCCGTTCTTTGTCGGATGCCGTTCGATATACCACATAAAATGGGTACTGGCATACCTGATGCATTACTCCGCATACATCTTCTTTTTCCGAATAAATCAACGCTCCGTTGTCTGCTGAGAAAGCGATTCCGGAATCTTTGTTCAGTTCTTCGAACTTGATGCTTTCACCCTGATACAATCCGGGATACTGATTCAGAAGTGCCTTCATGGCATCTGTCAAAATTTCGTATCCGGTTGCATCTTTACCGATAGGTTTATCCGCCATGTCGTCCACCTCCTGCTTGTGCTTTTACTTTGCGAATCCATGTGTCACCGTATTGTCGTTTGGCGGCATCAAACCACTTTGCCTGTGCCCGTGGGTGAGCCTGTCTGGTGTATTCAAGATTCTCCTTCGCAGCTGTCTGACCAGAAAACTGACTGACAAGGACTTTCTTCGCTCCACGTCTCGCATAAGGGCTTCCGGTTGATTCGTCAACCATTCCTTTTCCCTCATACAAAAAACGTCCATAAGGTGCCGCCGCTGCGCATACTTTCCCAGTTCCTTGCAAGGATGTACTCTCAACTCTTGTTCGGTTGATAAAGTCCCCTGTAATCATCGGCATGAACGGAACCATACTGTCCATGACCATTCCATCAAGTAGATACTGCGCTTCTTGATACTGTCTGGAGAATCTATCCATATTCAGTTTAATTTTCATATCTCCATCGACTACAGAGAACCCTTTAAAATGATGAATTTTACTCATATTACTTACCTAGAATTTCAAAATGCGGAATCAGTGTATATGGACCGCCTACACTGGTAATCTTGAACACGTTATCCTTATTCTCATTCATGTACTGATAGAATCCATTTCGGTAATCACTGTCAGTTATTGTTCCACCAGTCCACTCACCCTCCCAGAAGAACGATTCATCTGAGAATGTGATAGTATCTTCCAGAGCGTTGTTAATCTGCCTTTTCCACTCTTTAACTGGCATCCATGGGAGAATCTTACCGTCTTTATCAGTAATGGTTATATCACCGTTCTGGACGGTATATCGGATGTGTAACTGTGCGTTGTCAGTTGCGTCTGGCCCGTACTTCTTAAGGATTGCCCCTTTGTCCGTAATGAGGTCGACACCGGATAAAACATGAGGATACCAGTACGCATCTCCAGTCGTGGCTGATTCGTAATAGTCAAAAATCGTCACTGTTTTTTCGTACATGATACCCTCCTATCCTTCACATATTGCTTTTGAAAATCTATCAGAGAATGATTTTATTCGGACAATATTGCCTTTACACTCTTCCGGCATTTTCCCGTAAAAGATAATGCTTTCTGGGTGTAATTTCTCAATCATGGCATTGTAACCAGAAAGAAACAGTTCTTTCTTTTTCTTTCCATTCATACAACCAACAGAAGATACTGCAATTGTTCCGCCCTCTGGCTCCCCATCGAAACACCAATCGTAAGAATCCGGCGTGCTCCATGAGATTGTTGGAATCACGCGGCAACCATATTCTTGCAGATATGCACCTATCCAGTGTTTTCGGTAATGATTGTATATCTGGATAGCTTTCGGAAAATCGGTGTAGGTGCTGAAATCTGGTGTTAGAATGTACCGGAATTTACTCAGCTTGTCCACGTACCTGTCTGGATTTCTCCATAGTGCGTCAAATTGGTAATCATCTAAAAAGAAATGAACAGCTTTCTCTTCTGGATTACTGCATTTTCCTCTGGCATAATTAAAACCGACAAATTCGCAGTTACCCTCGAATGTCTCAGGTTCTATCTGCGGTATACCGTATTCGCCGACACCGGGGAAGATGCGGCGATTTAGATTTTCGTAAGCTATACTTGTCTCTCGGTTTGCCATAGATTACTTCTTTCCGCTTCCAAAGAACCACGAATCAAAGTTTTTCATTCTACGCTTTCTAGCTCTGTCATAAGTGGTAGTAGTGCGGCTTGTATCGTGTAAAGCACTTACATCGCCTTTTTCAGAAGCCTTTGAAAATTTGTGCATTTCATCTCTCATGGCTACGCTGGCATTAACTAATTTTCGATGTTCTATAGCAAGCCTTTGATTTTTAAATAACGCTTCTGCACTTCCAAGTTTTGCGATTTTTCTTTTACTCTCGCTTAATCTGTCATTTATATAATTCATTGTCTTTAATGCTTCGCTCTTTGTCTTGATTGACTTAAAGTAGCTAGTGTTTTCTGAATTAATGACCTTCTCAAGTTTACTGTCTTTTTTAACAGTTCCGCTCCCTCTTAAAGCATCGCTTTTCTTTGAAGAATTAAAGTACATCTTCGCAATAAGCTTAGAAACCGGCTTCTCGTTACTTAACCCACTGCTTCCGCCACGTCCACCCATAAAATCACTCTTTCTGCACTGTCTGCTTAATAACCTGATTTACACCAGTGGCCGACAATCCATTAAACATACCGACTGCAACCGCCGTGATATAATCCGTTGCCGGGAAATCCGGGATAATTCCCATTCCGACTGCTCCGAGAATCCCGCCAGTAACCGCCATGATCACCGGAATCCATTCATCAGAGATTCTTTTTGATGCCTTACAGCCCATTCCTACGATGTAGCAAATCATAACGATTGCTATACATGAGCCTAATGTTGTAATGTCCATTATTATCACCTCACATCAATTTAAGTTCATTGAATACTTTAAAAATTTTTGGTGACTGAATAGCAAACCAGTCAACCATTTCTTCGTTTGTAGCCCAGCTGTCAGCACTATTTGAATTAGAATCAAGTCCAGATTCCATCAGAAATGCGTGGATGATTTCGTGCCTAATAACCTGCTTCTGATAACTTTTAAGGTCTGCTTTTACTCCAATCTGTCCCTGCGATGTCTCCATGTCATCAACCACAATTTCCCGTGTTGATAAATCAGTATAGCCATCTGCATTTGTCAGACTCGGATATTGTTTCTTGTTCCCGAACTTCACGCTCCATTCAGAGCCTAAGATATCAACCTTGAAATCCTGCATATAAAATCGGTATCCCTTCATCCGTCCTTACTCCCATCAGAAGCGGTAAAGCTGTCTTTAAGAGTAAGTCATTCGTTTTCTGTACATCTCCGGCAGCGGCATACACTGCACTCCATTCCTTTGCACCTGATGCTTTTTGCTGTGGCGTGGCGTAAGAGATGGATTCACTGCCGGATGACACAGAAGTTACAACGCCTGTCGTGCTACCACCGGGCCCGATTGCAGTTGACGTACCGCTCACAGCGGCATTGGTAGCATTCTTTTCAGCAAGCTCAATCTGATACATTAATTCAGCTAGTGAGCAGACTGCCTTTTTGATGCGTTTCTGTGAGCGTTCATTTTCCGGCAGCCCGTCCACCAGCCTGTCAAATGTCATTGTGTCCACAAAATCACTAGCTCTTTCTGCCAGTCGTGGAAAGTCGGCTTCTGGCACGACATTGCCGAATGATTCTGTATAGAATTTATAATCTGCATAAGCCATGCCAGTTACCTCCTAATCGATCATCATTTTGCCGTCACGCTTGCACTTCCGGCATTCAGTGCTTTGTATGTTCCATCGCACTCAACCACTGTGATCTTCTGTCCGGTTGCTGCCTTAATGTCGGCTTTTCCGTCCCATGTAGTCCAGTTTCTGAGATTCTGTCCATATCCAACAGTTACTGCTTCTGCCGCAACTTTGTATTTATATACGTTGTTGGTATTTTCCTTAGTCGGATTTACAGTGATTTTTGTGTCGCCAC